TCTGCTCATTCATTAAATCAGCCATAAAACTTGCTACAGCTTCTACTGTAGGTAGCTGCCCTCTATCTGCAAAGATAAAATTACCATCAACCCCAATAGTGTTACCTTCTTCGTCTTTTTCAAGATCTACTTCTAGACCCATCATCATTGCATGTTCCCAAGACCATTTCATCTCGGTAATAATAAAGACTGGTAAAATTCCCATCTTTTGAGCATTAACAGCTACCTCTAGTAAAGCAGTGGTTTTTCCAGTATCAGAATGTCCACGTAGTAATGTAATGTGACCAGCAGGAACACCAGGTAATGATACCATTTCTTGCCAAGCTGGTGATAAAGGGATCCATTCTTGGTCTTTAAAGGTATTATTTGATGATCCTAAACCTTTTGCTGCTTTAAACTTGTCAAGGGAGAATGTTCCCTTAACAGACTTGGAGATATCGCCTCCAAGGCTTACTTTTTTTCTTGCCATTTAATTAATCTTTAAATAAATCGTCGAATTCGTCTTCGTTAAACTCTTCTTTTTGTTTAACATTTAAAGTGTAACCTGTATCTTCAGATGGTGTTGTATCAGAAGATAATTCATTAGTAGATTCTTCTGGGTTTAGCCAATCTTGGAGTGCTGTTTTCATTTCATCATAAGTAAATTTCTTATAATATTTTAACAACTCAGGTTGTTCAGCTAACCATTTTTCTACTTCATCATTATTGTCTGATAATGGCGTTTGTTTTGGTTTTACTCTAATTGAAGTTTGTGGGTAAGGATTACCTTGAACTACTTCTACTGTCATATCTAAACCAGATACAACATCTGTAAAGTCGCCATAATCTTCATCAGCAGCGTAACTTAATAGTTCTTGATAAATTTGTTTTCCAAATTCCCAAAATCTAACACCTTTGTTTTCTTCTCCTCTAACTACTACAGGAGCAAATACCCTCATTTTTGGTTCTAATTTCTTAGCTAACCTCCAATTTTCAGGTTCAGATGTTTTTCTTAGTTCTTTAGAAAATTCTACAATAGGATCTTTCTCACCATAATTAATAGGAGAAAGCATTGTTCTATTCCCAATTCCATAGTGGAAATACACTTCTGAAAATGGGTTTTCTTTGTTTTCCTTAAATGGGACAAATCTAATTTGTGTTTTGCCCATAGGAGCTTTCCAAAAATATTGACTTCTATCAAATTTTTGTTGGTTGTTCTGTCCAGGTTTGGACTGTTGTAATTGTTCTAACTTGCTTGAGATCAAATTTAAATCCATAGTATAACTTTTTTAATTTAAAACGTTTAATAATATAATAACCTTATTTTTAATATCCAAATTAGAAATTAAGGATCTCATGAACCTTTGTATCTAATTTTTTTAACTCTCCGCCTGTAGTTAATAAAATACAGTTACGGTAGTCTTGCCAATTTACTCTATAATTAGTATCTAATTCACCACTATTTAAAGAACGAATTAAATCATTTAAGGCATTAATTGTATATAGAGTATTTGATTCTTTTTTTCTATGTAGAAGAATTGTATTGTCTAATATTTTATCAGACATATTAAATGAATCAACGTTGTAAGTACAAACGTATTCCTTAGTAGACTCCACATATAAAACAAATATCTTATTAAATAGTATTTGATATTGTCCTTTTATCGTATCTAGTGTGGGATCTAGCGCTTCTTCAGTTGTAAATGTGCAAAATAGTTTATTTGCCAAATCGTCAAAATTTATTTCGTAATCCATAATAAATATTATATATACTTTAAAGAATTGTAGTTTGGCCCATACGCAACCTTTACCACAAAACCATTAATTTCTAGTAATTTTTTAATTTCTTTTAAAACCTCTTTACCGTCCGCTGAAGAATAATCAATTAGAAAAGAATCATATGTGTATAATATAACTTTACTTTGTTTATTCTCCAAATATTCTATAACTTTCTTTACAGAAATTACATTATTATGTGTTTCTGCAGACTGTATTACATAATTTAATATTTTGTTTGGTGTAGGGTTTTGGATTTCACTTTTATCTAATATTTTACCCCCTACTAACTCTAATTTTCCTGTAGCATTAAACAATTCCCATAATTTATCTATATACTCATTCATTGCTTTAAAGAATGGTATTTCTCTATATTCTTTAAATACACCTCCATATAATTGTTTAAATGTTAATTCTTTAGAACGAGTATATTCTTCATCAGTTATTTCTTCCTTATTGAAATACATGCGTCCTAATTGAGTATGAACGGAACCCCTGTCTAATGGAAAATCAATTAGTTTAGCCATGATTCTTACGTGATACGCATCATAATCAAACTCAAATAACATATCATTTTTAGGAATAAATGCTGTTCTTGAACCATCATTTTTGTTTAAAGCAGCGAAGTTAACGCCGTTAAATGAGTTTGTGGGACGAGTGGTGAGGTTATATAAATTGTATTTAGAATACACTGTATCTGCGTGATAAAACCATTCTTTTTCATGGTATTTAAAGTGCTTATCAAAATAATCAGGGTGTATTTTTATACCCTGCTCTTCAATTGTTTTAAATACTCTAGGGAAAGTATTGTTGTAAAATTCGTTTACTTCTGTTGGGATTTTTCCTCTAATTTCTTCAAATACTTTTTCTTCTTCCTCATAAATTTTTGAGATTGGTACCAAGGAAGTGCAGAATGGTAAATGTCCAAACCTAGCATAAGTGCGGGACCTAATAGGAGTATAATCCATGTTATTGTTATCATAATTTATATCAATTAATTTTGGTGAATCGAAGTGATACAAACACTCCTTTTTATTTGTAGTATATATTTTTTCGTATTTAGATTCTATCCATTCTTTAACTTTATCTAAAGATAACTTAAATGCCTCTGAATGATTAATAGGGAAAATATATCCTTTGCTCTCAAATGTTTTAAAATATACAAGGCAAGGTGAAGTCAAAGCAGAATGATACTCGTCGTTCATAGGAACGATTTTTATATAGCAGTCTGTACCTTTGCAATACAGTCTATTTAACTGCGCTTCTGTTTCGACAATGTAATACATAACCTTTTAATAATAATTAGGGTAAACATTAAAACTAACTACTATTCTTTCATTACTTTTATTAATTTCAGTTTGATGTTCTATCCAACCCGGGCAAATATATAAATGGTTTTGTTGGATTTTAAGCAAAATATTTGAAGAATTATATTCATTAGGGTTTGTAGTAATTTCACATTGTTTATTATAATTTAAAGGATTAGTTAAAATTAAATCACAACTATTAGGTTCTAATAAAGGGTAATATATACCTATTAATATACATCCTCTATGAATGTGTGGATGAGTTTTTCCTCCTTTTTTCATAATATTAAACCAACTGTGAGATATCTTACCAGGGTAAATACCTAAAGTATCACAATAATGATTTACACACTTTTGAAAATCAATTAAAAGTTTTGGAGTTTTTTTTAAAAAATTAACTCTTGAAGTTTTTACAAAACTACTAGTACCTTTATCTACTAAACCATGATTTTTTGTTTTTTCTTCTTTAATTACAGATAATAATTTATCATTTTGAGGATGATTAGAAAAATCATAATCTAAAACAATAGTGGGAAATAATTCATGTTTTTTAACATTCATAACCTTTTATTTATAATTTTATGTTGTGCCTAGATTTCCTAAAGCTCCATTTATCAATGTATTGACTTGTCCTTGAGCAACCACATTATCTGCTAGAAGTATTTTTCCTTGTGATTGTTCATGTGTAGCTCCATCCATAATAGTGCCATCAGCCATTAAATGATAATAACCACTGAATCCATTATTATCAAGTTTATAAATAAAATCACCTCCACCTGAATATAGATCAGATATTAGTTCTAAGTTGGCTCTAACTGCAAATTGAATTAAATTAGATAAATACTGTTTTATACCTTTGAATTCTTTATTTGTATAATCTACTAATCTTCTATTTGTATCAGCAATACCTGCTATTACAATACCACTTCTATCTCTAGTATCAGTTAAAGGACCAGATATTTTCCAAAATACTTTAGTTACATCCCACATAGCATAATTATATTCTCCTCCTTGAGTAAATAAATCATCATATGTATTTGAATCTATTTCTAAAATACGAGTTGGTGTTTCATTACGTTTTCTAGCAAAATATCTTTGAATACTACCTCTTTTATAATCATCTCCTATAGGTTGAGGAATAAAAGCAATAGGATCTTTTCCGTATTTGTATAATTCTTGATTTGTAGGATTTAATTTTTGATATCTTAAATTTTCATTTGAAGTAATAACCTTAGTATTTTGAGGAACACTTTTATAGTCTACTAATAACTTTCTAGAATTAGGATCATTTGGTGTTTTTCCACTAAAAACAATTCCATCAAATAATTCATAGTAAGACCCAGTATAAGTATTCCCTGTAGCTGGATCAACAAACTGATCTCCAGCTGTATATAAATTATTATTAGTCATTTTTTTAGGAATGTATCCCATCTTATAAGTATTTTCTTAAATAATTTACTTCTTCTAACCTTCTACTAGGTACTTGACTTTCTCCTCTAGCTGCTCTAGCTAATAAAGCAGATATTAATTCTTGTTTACCAGTGTTTATTCCTCCTTCTCTAAATCCTCGAGCATAAGCACCACTTAAATCATCGAATACAGTACCATAATTATATGCTAAATCTATAAACACAACTTTAGTTGCTGTAGACATTGTATCATAATTAATACCTTGGGATGCTAATTTTCTTACAGCTTCAGGTTTAAATTCATTTATTAATCTACGATCTAAATCTAGTTCGGCTTCTTCTCTAGTAGTAACAGTAGTTTCAATAACTGTTTTTACAGTACCATTTAATTTAGTTATAGTATCACTACCATATCCAATTCTCCAAGCAGTAACATCCCAATATGCTCTTTCTCTAAATCCTTCTCCTGCTTTAACAAATTCTCTAGCAGCTACAATATCAGTAGTATTTAAAGGAACAAAAGGTTGTAAATCTCCTTCAGGCACACCTAAATCAATTCCTGTATTTAATAATAAATTACGTTTTAATTCTACTGGATTTGCTGCTGGTATATCTGCATTATCATTTAGTGGACTTGTATTTAATAATATAGTTAAACCACGTAAAGTAGTTTGCCATTTATTATTATCAAAAGAGTGATTGATAGAGAATACAGCAAATGCTACTCTACCTTTATATTTAGCAGGTAATCTATTATCTGGTACTTTAAAAGCATTATAAGGTAAAATACCTGATATACCATCCATTGTAATATCATATTCTAATGGTATAAGTAATGTTCCT